ACAGCGACGAGGGTGGCGAAGTTAGCGCCCGACACCGAACGGCTGACGGGTTCTGTTCATACGGCAATGGCTCCGAAAAGCAGATTAAGGAACTTAGACTATCTCTAGGATAGGCTAGGTTCGCTCTCCAACAATTCACCAAAAAGCAGTATATAAACTACCAGAGGTTAACAATGAGTGATCCAGTTAACAATCCAGCACATTACAAAGCACACCCAAGTGGAATAGAATGCATACAGATTACAGAACACATGGGGTTCAATCTTGGTAATGCTGTGAAATACATTTGGCGATCAGACTTCAAAGGCAATGCGACAGAGGATTTGCGTAAAGCAGCCTGGTACATTAACCGAGAGATAGAACGCAGGGAGAAAAAGACATGAGCATAATCGTCGGTGGGACAATAGCTTTTGTAGCACTGGTGTGGACAATTGCACTGGTCAGCGTGATTACATGAGCATCGAAGCAATGAAGCAAGCGTTGGATGCTTTAAACAACACCGACACCCATTCGCTTTCTTCAGCCGAGCAGTATGACAAAGAGATGCGGGCAATGGAAGCGCTTGAGGATGCGATTGAGGATGCCATTGAGCAAGCAGAAAAAAATGACTTTAACCCAGACTGGGATGAGATGGCAGTGCTGGTAGAGGAAAACCAGCGGCTTGCGAAACAATTATCTGAGCTTAAAGACTGGGAAGCAGTAGCCAATGACCAAGCGCTGACGATTGCATTGCTGAAGCAACGTGAGTGGCAAGGGCTGACCAACGATGAAATCACAGAAATTGATCAGGGGCTAGACGCACGGTCTTACTCATTGTTTGCTTACACCCGTGCTATCGAGGCCAAACTCAAGGAAAAAAACCATGACTGAACGACGACTTATCCGTAACGCCGCACAGTGCAGGGAGTGTGGTGATTTAATTGTATCGAAGCATCGACATGATTTTGTTAAGTGCAAGTGCGGTGCTATAGCCGTTGATGGTGGCCTTGCATATATCCGACGAGTAGGAAACCACGACGATATAATTGATATGTGCGAGTTTGGAACCGTTAACAAAGACATGTGCGACAACGATTAGCGCCACATTTTAATGCGGATTGTTTTCCCTGTTTCACGCACTTTCTTGCGTTTTAAGGCTAACCCTCAGCCATCTTAATGTGTACGCAAGTCAGGTCAAAGGCTCGCACTGTTGGGTCACTTTGTAACTGTGTAACCGCCCCCCTGACCATTTCCACGCAAGCAGCCTGACTTAGCACTGGTGGTGAATCGACAAAAAAACAGCTTTCAGCCGTACACATATACAAAATAGCGATCCACATTACGTCACCTCATCGGTTAACCTCACAGACTGCGTTGTACACCTCAATAAACCGTGCGCCGCTTTCTAGCGTCTCTGGCGTGTCTTTGACTGAGTAGGTAGGCAAGTCCCTTGCCAGCTCTCTACAGATCGTCCTAGAGGTCTCTAAGCCGCTTGTAGCGCCGCAGCCGCTCAACAGCAGGCAGATTGTCACCGTCAGCCCTACGCGCTTGGTCAGCAGCATCTTCAATCTCCCGTGATTTCTTGATATTGGCACGATCATGCTCAATCTGGGTATCCTTCCTGCCTGAATTTCGCCCATACAGATAAACGCCAAATATGGCCGCTAAAGCCGCCCCAAGCGCCACGATATAGCCTTTAAACTTCAGCCAGATTGCCATTGCCCTGTCCTCATTTGTTCGGCCATCTCAGCCGCACGATTGGGTGTTTGCTTTGCCCAGAGTGACTTAAGCATACCGTCAGCCGCACCATCGTAGTCACCCATCTCGACTAGGCTAAGGGTTTTCTTGAACTTTTGCACACCGCTGATGCCCATTTGGAACGCCATGTTTACTAGGACAGCTTGTCTAGGTACACACAAACGATCAAAAAAAGGTATGTTTCTGTGCAGTGCCGCCAGCACAATCGACACATCGTTCTGCAATAAGTATTCAGCTTCACCTTCGCTGATGCCCCCGTGCTTTGCCTTGTCGATTAGCCGACCGTATCCAATGGTAAGGTAGCCCAGCGAATCCTTGTATGCGTGTAGCACCAGACCTTCGTGGCGCTTAATCTGTTCTACGCCCAACGTCATCAAGTCGTGATTGTTTGATGACTCTGGCGACTGGGCTGGCGAGGACGCAGAGGATTCCGATAACTTTGAAGAGTCCGTCTGGGACTGTGGACGTAACTTCTGTCGGGAGAGTAGAGACAACAGTTGCGACAGCATGGGGAAACGCCTCCAGAAATGTTAATAAAGCACCGCCAGCAATTGACAGCCTGACCGACCACCACTTAGACCAGTCACGGGCATCGTCTACGAGTTTCATACTGGTTGACCTCGGAAATAAGCAACACCGTCCAATACCGCACAAAATTCGGGTTGTACCAGCCGCCCGTTAACAATGGTTAAGACCGCAAAGCCTGAGCAATGGTTCGATGGGTTGTCCTCGGCATAACTCATTTGGTCACCGTCAGTTTCGCATAGTGTGCCTGTGTCAATGCCCCACCGACTGCCGCTATAGTCCGAAACAATTGTTGCTTGCAAACGGTGTAGGTGGCCTGTGACCATACTCACACCTGACTTCATAGCATTGTTATATGTTGCGTGAATTCCATTGGCAAACCGATGTTTTATCATCAGGTTTTTGTTGACCATCATCGACATACAAAACAACCAACGTGGGAAATGCTCTTTTAAGCTAAAGCCTGCTACACCTTGAAACTCAGGCGCTTGGTTGGCTAACCTGTTTTCAAAACGCATATCATGATTACCCATCGTAAAGACTAGCTTGGCATTGCCAGCGACCTTCTCAATCTCGCCTAGTCTGTCAGACACCGCCTCTAGTTCTTCCTTGACCGTTGGCATTTTAAACGTGTCGAATCCCGACTTGGGATAGCGTGAGATTGACGCACCATCAAATGCGTCTCCGTTCATCACAACGATGTCAGGCTTGTGCTTTTTAACCAACTTCACAAAGGCAATGTGAGCTGTACTTACCTCGTCTGGCCAATAATGGGCATCAGAGGCAATAAAGATTACAGCATTGTCTAAGTCTACATCCATGCGACTCATGTGGTCACGCACCATAAACTCTGGCATTCGGGATTTTACAGACACTAACCGGATTTTGTATTTGTTCTCAATGTACCTGCGCCGAACATATACGTTGCGAACATCCAAGCCTGTTTTTGCAGACAGCTTTGTAGCTGACTGTAGCTGATACCAAAGTTTAATGAATTCTTCGTCCGCAACTTTTGTGTTGGGTGGATTTGCCATTGTGCTACCCTTTAATATCACCTAAGACGGTGATCTTGGTAATCATGCCATGCGGAATGGCGATGATATTGGCGCAGTCTTGAGGAAACCACGTTTGCGCTAAAAGAATACCCTTCTTTTGTTTCTCAATTAAGAAACCGACTGAGAAGACTGAATCAAAATCTACTTGTGGACTTTCGCCAAACTGCCACCCAGATGGTGCATGGCAAGCGTCGATCCACTCCACCAGCACCAGCTTGGGTGATTTCATTTTGTCCAGCGCTCCCAAACAACTGTCGTGGCCACACCGACGGCAGCAATAAATGCTGCGACCTTTATGATCTTACCCGCAAAACGTGACAGCCAGTCGAGTGCAATAAATGCACCCTTCGCGTTTTGAAATGCCGAGACAACCTCGGCAGTTTGCGTATCTATCTTATCGACTTTGGCTTCGACGGCAACTAGGCGGTCATATATATCTTTGTGGCTGACTTCTTCCATAATTACCTCGTCGGGGTGTAATCAATTCCAGAGTTCCCTGCTAGTGTAACAACCGCAGTCCCACTGGTAAACCCTCCGGTCTTAACCCCTGCTCGGTAGTAGGCTATTTCACCCTGAGTACCAGTCATCTCAACTGGTGCGGTGAACGCATCAACATCACGCCAAGTGCTGTTGTCGTAGGATCGCTGAACCGTGACGGTGGCCGCAAACGTGCCAGCAATGGAAAGGTCAAACAAGCCAGTCAACCGAATCGAATCGGTAAACTGGTTTTCAGCCGTAATGCTGCGGGTAACAACTCTGCTCATGTCAGTCACTCCAAAACAATTAAATCGCCGTTTTCCTGAAGCAGGTTAAACCCGTCTTCTGTCTCCAGGTTGTGGAATGTTCGATCAGCCTCAAAGACGCGAACGAACACTTGCTCAAAAACCTTGTGCAATACCTTTTCAAGTATCATGGTTATTCCTCAGCAGGCTGCTGCATCGCTTGGTATTCAGCAATCACCTCTGGGGTGTGGACAGATTCGCAAATAGCCTGAACCCGTGCATCCTCTTGGCTGTAGTCATCGCCTGGTGCTACAACGTGACGGTGAAATGTGCCGCTGATCTGCTTGCCATCTTCCATGATGGCGGTCTTGGTGCGTACTTGGACGCAACCGTTCTCAAGCACTTCGATTCTATCGACAACTACAATTTTCTCTAGCATTACTTTCTCCTTTTTCCAACCTAAGAATCCACTTGGGCTTGGTTTAACAATCGGTTGCGCCAGCAAATTCTGGCAGAGTTTTTAAATGCTCGTAGGCTTGAGCAATAAAGTTCTTACCATCGATTACAGGCGCAAACGCAAAGTTTTCAGTTGCCAAAGCATCTGTGTCTTTTTGCTTACGCCAGACAACTTTTGCAGTTATTCTGTTTTTATTTCCATTAATGCTCTCAACTTTGATGTAAGCATTGTGGAATGTTGAATCTTCTTGAAAATTGTTTTTAAATACAACAGTTTTGCTTAGTGCCATTTTAATCTCCAATCAAATTTTGTATGGGTAGTACCCGGTGATATACACATCTGCCCCTGCGTCAACAGGGACAGCCGCCATCGCAGCCGCCGATGAAATTGTCGCCAGTCGAATGAAATCCTCACCGGGCAGAGCGTAGGCGATCAACTGATTGCTGAATGTCAGGTTGTCTGCGCTGATGTTGAAGGTCACGCGATAGTTTGCGCTTTCCCCGTCGTCCACAACGTAAGGTAATCCAGTGATAGCTAGATCGCCAGTGCCCGTCAGACTCGTCCAGTTCACGCGAATCTGAAAAAAGCACAGGTTGTTGATGAGCGTGTAAAACCCACTTCGGTTGTTCAGCGTAACCGTTCCAGCAGTCGTAAGACCTTCGACACCAAGCTGGTCACCAAAACCCACAGCTTTAAAAACACCCGCACTGTTTTGAGTGACGGTATCGACAATTCCACAAAATACAGTTCCACCATTGGCGTTACCTCCTACCATCGTGCTTACCGGGTCGGTGGTGTCAACGACAGAATTGGATCCAACGAGAACTACGTTGCCGTTGCCGGTAATGTAGTCGGAGTCTGCGCTGTCAATACGCAAAAAGAGTGTGACACCCGCAAGCGGGTATTCGACGCGGTTGTTTGACACGTCAAACCCTGCCGCCACAAGTCGAATGACCTGCTTGTCCTCGGCTGAAACATCACCAGCACAGTTTTTAATTGTGTTCCTGCGGATGCCGCCAGTGTTCGGCAAACCTTGAGTTGTGATCGTGCTGTCTTTGCGAACCGCAATCGGCGCTGTATCTGAAGCAGTGTCTGTTGGATCGAAATCGAGGATGTTGTCCTCAATGTAAATGCCTTCGCCACCCGCCACAAAGAACACGCCTCCGTAGGACTTGTTGCGCGAAAGCACAACCTCTTGGCTTGGGATAATGACATTATGAATACCAACGCGCTTGAAGCCAGCCGTCACATCCAACGAATACACGTTGTCCGTCACCACAAGGTTTTTGATGCCGTTACCGACCCATTGCAGACGAGTGAAACCAATAGGAGAGCCTCCAGCGAGTGTCATCACATCGATGTTTGGGTCGTTGCCCACATCGTTTCGGCCAAACGAGTTGGTGGCTGTGGTCATTGCAAAAACGTTGTCGGAAATCTTGATTCCCATATCAACGTAACCAGCCTGACACGCATCAAAGATTGACCCAGTGCCGTGGTACACACCCTTGATCGAGTAGCACAGACCACCGTCTTTGAAAAACTTGTTGTCGCTCAGGGTGATGCCTTGGCACTTGAAGAAGAACAGCGAAAAGCTGCTGCTTCCGTCTTTGCCGAATACGTTTCCTCGGTATTCAAGATTACGGCAATGCCATGCTCTGAAAGCAGAGGCATTTGACGGTTGCATGTTGCTGTTGTAGATGAACACACCATCAACAGAAAACGCTTGAAACAACGTCCCGGTAAAGTTTTCATCCAGCCGACAGTTCTTGACGGTGAGGTTTTTGATCCGATCAGCATCGGTCTGCTCAAACATCATGGTTCGCCAGTCGCTGTCGTAAGGAACAGGAACGCCAGAGACTTTCCAAGATGATGGAAAGTCGGTTCCTTGTTCTCTGCCTGATGCTACTAGCGTCTGTGGGATGATCTCAAACGCAGTCTGGCCGGGTGTTGCGCTTACCAACTGGCAGTTGTTGAAGTTGAACGTTACATTGTTTTTGGAAACGACAACCGCGCTACTTCCAATTTTGTACGATTTACCGGGAGTGAAAACAACTTCACCACCGTCACTGCCAATTGAATTAACCGCCGCTTGCACTGCGGCAGTATCGTCCGTTACACCATCGCCCACCGCATTAAAACTGTCCACATAGACAGGCGGCGGCTGAAGCATAGAAACAGGAACACGAGTTAATGCCATGATTTATCCTTTATACAAAGTAGGTGCCGGAAATGTAGATAGCCGCTTCACCATCCATCGGAACACCAGCCCTAGCCGCGCCTGTGGCAATCGTCGCAACACCAACCTCTGTAGAGGATCGCGCAATGAATCCAATGAGTTGATTTGAAAAAGTCAAATCGGCAGAAAATAGACTCACGGGGGTTAGGTCAGTAGAGGCACTGTTTGCGGCAGAAGTGAAAGGCAATCCTTGGATCTGGATGTTTCCAGTACCCGTGTGCGCAGACCAGATCGTAACTGCCAAAAACGTAACCTTGTTTCCGACTTTTGTGTAGCGGCCATATTGCTTTATGTACGTCCCAGTGCCAGCCGTAGTTGACCCAGCAGCAACCGGGGTAAACGTGCCTTCTTCGTAATCAGCCAGCAACTCGCTTGTACCTGTGCCAGGTGTGGCAGAAAAGTCGATGCCTTTGCCTGCTGTGCCGATGACGAGGTTGCCAGCTGTTACTGTGACGTTCTGTGCGTTGTTAATACGCATCGCCTCAACAGGCGTTTGACTGCCATCCGGTGTGGTCAAGAACACGATCCGCCCAGGCATATCATTTGAGCCTGGCGTGCCATCAACTTCTACAGCAATTTGTGCAGCAAGGGCTAAGTCAGTGCCGTCATTTCCAGCTATGTACATATTCCACAAGCTGTCGTTGTCTTGCACTACGGTTGGAGTTGCAAGCGTGCCTCTTGAACGGCAAGCAAACGTGCCAGACCCAGAACCTGCCGTGGTGTCATTTACGTGTACAAACCCAGCCACGGGGCTAGAACCTTCGTTTTTTACGCAAAACTTGCTAATGACCGCTACGCCAGCAACTACACCTTCTGTATTACCGCCGACGCCGACTTCACCCGCGTTAGATACGGTTGTGCCAGTTAAGTTAGAAACCGCAACTTTTTTAGTAACGCCGCTTTGCACAAGCGGCAACACTTCTGCGCCAGTCAATGGCGTTGCGGCAACAGCTAATTCGGAAATCTTTTTATCGCTCATAATTAATCCTTAAATGTTGCTAAACACAACAATTTCAATTGCCGAGCCAAGTGGCGGCGCTTCTGAAAATGTTAATGTGGAACCAACAATTGCATAACTTGTGTTTAATTGGTGTACGCCATTTATTAAAATATTGACCGCATTTTGAAAAGTGCTAACAGGCAACGTAAAAACGATTTGCGATCCTGTACCAGTAAACTCAAATGCTGCTATAGTTGACGGCTCAAACGCCCCAAGCGCTACAACCTTAACGTTTCCTAAATTGTCAAAATACACAAACTTACCTGCCCTGTTTGCGCTTGACGGTAATGTGGTATTTACTAACGAAGAATCGCCAACGGGAATTTTAATAGACCTGTCAGCATTACCTTTGTTCTGCTGCACCAGCATTGTGAGCTTATCTAGCGCCCTCTCATGCGATTCCGCAGGAAAAGGGTCATTGGCTAGGTAGTCGGTTTCTTGCGTCGCAGGGACGTTTCTGACAATGATAAGCTGTGTGCCAGCGGCAGGAGCCACTAGCATTGTGATCGAGCCACCCGCAATGTTGCCAGCACCAGTTACCGTATAATTGCTGGTCAGCGTCTGGACGGTTTCTACCCCGTTTGCGGCCACGATAATAACCTGAAGATGTGTATTCTCCAGAAAATAAAAGTTGACCGCAAAATTCGTAGTAGCGCCGTTGCCAGCGTAGGTGACTCTATTAATCGAGCTGGATACTGTCATAAAATCCTCGCGTTATCTTGGTGCGCCAAAAATTAATGCGCCAGGCTTGTCGGTGCTGCCTTCTTCCAACGCCAGCATACCGTCAATTATCCTATTTATTTGCCCTGCTGGATAGTGTAAAAGAATACCGCCCACTGTCACAGCAGAACGTCGCAATGCACTGTCTAGTTCGCCCTGTCCAATCTGTATAGCCAACCGTTGCGCTTCGCCCACAATCCGAACCCCTGCTGGACCCGAATATGAGAATCTTGGGTCAACCAATGAGGCAAACTCTCGGACACCCACAACAGTACCCAGAATGTAGCCAATCTGTTCCTGAATATAGGCTTCGATCAAGTCTTCTTCGTCCGCTGGTTCGCCGCCTTTGAAGATATTGACTGCTTCGCGCAAAACTGTTGTCAGTATCGCAGGAGCCAATAGCGTCATAAACACATCACTAGCCAGCCGACCAACCGACACGGGGTCTTTAAAATCAGTGCGGCCAATAGAGCCACGCATCAAATTGAACGTGGTATTGAAATACGAATAGAACACAGTCCAGATTTTCAGCAATGGCGAACCCCGCTGAATCCTTGCCAAGTCCTTTAGCGCACCGCCAGACTGAGAATCCAGCACAGCCTGGTCAGCCATCGCAATCGCCGTAGCCTCATCCTGCCCCATATCCAAAGACTTCTCATACTGGCCAACCCATGTGGGAATATCGACCAGCTTCTGAAACTGAATGATTAACTGGAAATACGAATCCTCGACTACGCCGTAGGTTTCTTTGGCTATGGGAAATTTGCCTTGGCGCTTGATACGGTTGCGAATATCGTTAATCTCACGGTTCTGGGTCAGGTAGCGAGTACGCATAAACTCTGACTTGCCGTAAATCATGCCAGCCGTGTTTTGCAGTTTAAAAATATCGCCGCCCCACTTGGCCAGACCTTTGGCTATCCACTTCGGTCCAATCTTGACCATCGACTGCGTAAGCCCCATTGGCTGCATCAAGCCAGTCCATAGCGACCAGCCCATGCCTACAATGGCCACACCGTTGCGCAGATGCCCCAAGGACGCATCAAAAGCGTTCTGGGCAGATATATCCCCAATGGTGACATCTTTAATCGTCGTGATGATTTCTTTGTAGAACTGGTCGCCATACGAATCAATGATCACATCCTTCAATGTGGTGCGATCATAGCGATGGTTCATAATCTTGTTAACGTCGATCAGGTACTCGCGCAATGACAAGTCGTGAATGACTGTATTCAAATGCTGGTACATTCCCGAAAAGTCTAACTTAATCGGACGGTCAAGATGCTCTAGCGCTTCTTTGGTAAACCCGTTCTTGGTCATGCTTCGGACATAACTGCCCGTTTTCATTTGCTCTAGTACGTCTGTATCGCTTTGAGCCATTGCCCTTGATGACTTCGTAGGGTCGTAGGAAATGGGGTAATACCCGCCAGCAATCTCGCCTTCCTTGGTATTAAACCCAATAATCTCTGCCTTCTTAGGCGGCACACCGTAAAGCGCAGTGTACTGCGCTTCAATCATTGGCCAGTACGAACCCAGCAACTCCCATGCGTTCTGGACAAACTGCCAGTCACGGGCATCAAGTGTTGAGAAAATGTCATTAATGTTCTGTTGGCTAAGGCCGTTGCCATCCGTTAACCGCTGACGGTTTTCTTCCCTGCCCCAGTTAAGGGCAACAGTTAACCGTGCTTCAAGCGTCATTGATGCACCAAGCGACGGGATAAACTGCTTAACCGTCATATTGGTATCACGGTAAGGCTTAAACAGCTCTGCCAATTGCTTGCTGACCTTTGCTCGCTCAACCGCTTCAAATGTTGCGGCCTCGTTCATTGGTCGAATAAACAGATTCCAAAAAAATCCGTTGTCTTTCCAGTTATCCATCTGCTGCGCCATTGTCGCAAACTTGGTATGGATTAGCATGAACCCCTTGGCAAACCGCTTGTATCGCTCTGGCCGCGACTGGCTTTCCAGCGTCTTGGACAACCCGCCCTTGGTGTTAGACCGGATTTGGTCAAACGCTTGGCTTACCACGTCATCCAGCTCGCGCTTTTCTGCCAGCTTTAACAGTTTGTTTTTTAGCCTAGCCACATTGTCGATGTTGCGCACGGCCTCGTTAACCGCTTGCAACTCATCAAACGATAGCTGACGGTAGTTAATTTGCCGTGCATCATCTAAAACCGACTGGGGTATGTAGACGGGATCGGCGCTTAAGTCCTCTTCGCTTCGGGCTTGGTTTTGCATTTTCTCTGCAAACGCCTGCAATGTAGCCCTGCGATCAACCCGACGGTTGGGAATGCGACGGAACTCATAGCCATCCAGAATCGCATCAATTTGATCAAGATACGTTTTGCCAGCCTTGCCAATCCGTTCGCGCACACTCTTTCGCTCAAACTTGCGCATATACTCAGAGATTTTCTCTGAGTGGTCCCGCGCCTTAACCGCTTCCAAATACAGGAAATGGTTTAACAATTCTTTCTGCTTGGCATCGGCAGCCAGTGCTGGGTCGCCATTGATTAACGCACGTTCAGCCTCTTTGCCGTGTTTGCGTTCCGCAGACAAAAACCGCTGGGGTTGGATGTCTCGCACTGCTGTTTGGCCAATAATGCCCTGAGCAGCCTGTCGGAATGCTGATGCTGGCAATATGTTGATCGCCTGTCGCAGCTCACGACGGGTTTGTTGTTGCGCTCTACGCTCTGCCTGAACAAAAGGACGCACCTCAGCCGCCTTGCGACGCAAAGCACGAAGCTCTGTCATCAGCATCTTTTCGCGGAACTTGTTGTGCAGGTCAACCTTAGCCTGGTCGGATATTGACCCGTCGGTCATCATATCGCCATGGCGCTCAAGCATACGGCGGTCAGCCTCGGCATTGATGTACTCACGACGGTTTGGTAGCGCAACCAGCGCCTCGATCAAAGAATCGCCCGTAGGAAAGCCTGACTCTCTGGCCACCAGCTCTAAAGGCACACCGTCTTTTGTCGTGTAAACCCGCTGAAAGCCCCTTGGCACACGCTTGAGGTACTCATTGCCATAGCGCTCAACCAGCTCTGCCTTGTTTAGCTTGGTGTCTGTCTCAGTGAGCATCTTAAATGCCACGGACGCAGGCATATCGTCAAACTCTTTGGCTACTTCTTCCTTGACATTGGACAGCTCGGTTCGCCACCAGGCTTGACGCTCTCGCTGCGCTTCCTTCATTAGCCGCTGCAACAACGCTTCTTTGCCCGACTCACTGGCTTGCTGGACAGCCTCTTGGTATGTGGCAAACTCAGCCTCTGTCATGCCAGCCGTGGCCGCATCTATCAACAACGGGTCAACGGACATCTCGCCCTTAGCAGCGTCAATCTCTTGGTCTGTTGCGTAAATCCGGTCAAATACGCTGCGCACGTTGTTGGTCAGCTTAACATCTAGCCGCAAGAAATCTTTGTAGATCATCTTGAGCCAGTTCTTAAACTTCTGGAAAACCTGCCGCAACTCCATGCTCGGGGCTTGGCCTTCCATCAAGTACGCTTCGTGCGCTCTGGCAAACTTTTCGTGCGCTGCCACCGCTTTCTTGTAAGCAGCAGACGACGGGTCTTTGCCGTCAAGGGTTAACTCATCACGGGAATTCAGGTCGAGAAACTTAAGAACTGTCTGATAGTCTTCTTTTAGAACCGGAGTGGCCGTATCCAACTGAGCCAAGTCACCCAGCACCTCAAGGTAAAAGTGACCAGTCTCATGCAGAAATGTGGATAGGTCAGCGTTTTCCAGCAGGGTAATGTTGAACTTGCGGTCTTTGCCAAACTGGATAAACCCACGCTCTTCTTGGTATAGCGCAACACTTGGATCAAACGTCGTCAAATCAAGTATTTCTGATGTAGCTGCTGGCCTGCGATCAGTCGCTGGGTCTACAGTAACAACACCATCGTATCCGGCATCAATAAGTGCTTGGCTCAAATTGCGGCCAGTCGCTTGGTAAAAATCCAATAAATCTTGTTTCCAGTTGGTCGCATCAAGCACCAATGGATTGTTAAATGTAATTGTTCCAGCAATTAACGAGCCACTTGTATCAACTTTTGACGCATCCGACACTTGACTCATATAACGGCCAGAGGGTTCTATGTCTCGACGAAACCTGTCACCTGCTTCAGGCAACCCAAACATTGCCGTTGCGCTATCGGTATTGTGAGCAAAATCAAACGTAACTGGTTGCCCAGTAACAAAGCCCCCAAGCTCTACTGTCTGTTCTTGCGGGTATTGTCTTGCTTCAGGCTGCGCTGTTTGAGCATCTTGGAACAATGGAGCAATAGCATCCTGCAACTCTGGCGACTCACTCGCCTGCTGAATCAGCCTGCGCACTTCAGCGTTGTCCGTAATCTGTGTCAGATCAACGCCAATTTGTTGCAGGAATTGTTCAAGTTGTTGCAACTGGTCGCCCAGCGATTGCAATTGCTCGTTTGTTTGCTGCACTGAAAACTGTGGTGCGCCGCCCATTTCCTCACTAATAGCGTCGAACAAGTCGCGCTCGGTCACGTTCTCGTAGCCACGCCCCTGTAAGTAGCCAGCTTCAACCGCTAACTCAGCCGCACGGTCAGCATTCATTCCTGTCTCTTGCACTAGGTTTCGCTGGAATGCGCCACGGCCAATGTCCACATCGGTCAGCTCGCCGTATTGACGCAAGCCACCTTGCTCGATCAGGAAGTCAACCAGTGACTTGCCGTATATATCACGTTGACCCGGTATGTCGCCTTTACGCAAACGGTCTAACAATGGATCAATATTGGCATCACTGCGACGGTCACGGGTCAGGATGTCCGGCAGCGGACGGGTAACATTCAGGTTGTACTGGTCATGCAGCGTCTTTGCGTCAACGCCACCACGCTCTGACAAACCCATGATCGCTCTGCCATACGCAGTTGCATACGCATCCGCTGTGGCTTGTTCGTAACCAGTGGCTATCAACTGTTGACGGGTTTCTTCAACAATCGTCTGGAATGCTGGTGCCTGTGTCTCACCAACAGCCCGTTGTGCATCCGCAAGAATGCGGTTCATTTGCTCTTGCTCTTCGGCCTTGTATTGCTCAAACTCCCTAGCCGTCATGCCGTCGGCTTCAAGCCGCAGGTCAGGGAACAACCCTTGCAAATCATCTGTTGGCGCTAACTTGGCCGTAAATTCGTTTAACGGGATTACAACGTCTGTGCCAGCGGCTACTGCTTCCATATAGTTTACAGCGCCAAACTCCGCAGCCTTTTGTGCTGGGTTTTCGTTCTTTGACTGGAAATAAAGGTTAAACCTGTCCGAAGGAATAGAAATTTCCTTGATCGGGCTGCCTGATGTCAGGTTGTTGATGTAATCCTGAAACTTGTTGGGCATACGCTCGCGCAACTTGCTAGCCTTAGCATCGTCACCCAATGAACGAAAAAACTCTTCTTGCTGGGCAGCTCGCGTATATGACCGCTTGGTTAACGCCGCACGAACAATCGCACCAGCTACCGCAGCCACCGACGCTTCATCAATAGCGCCCTCAAGCAATGGCGCATCTTCGTTGGTCAGGAATCGACGGGCTAAATCGTGAAGCAGCCCTTCTGTGACTTCTTGCACGGCTTCAATGCCGCCACCCATTGCAGCATTGGCAAGATACCGCATTGTCCGGTTTCTAATCTTAGGCGGCAACTTGTTTAGGATAAGGTCAATGCCAATCCGTTCTGTAATCGCCGTAATGCCCGAGCCAGCAATAATTGCAATGTCTTTCTGGGCTTGGGTCGCATCGTCATCATTGACGGCATCGGCCATAACATCCGCACCTTGGCCGAGCATGGTGACAGCAGTCAAACCTGGGTTAACCAGCGTTAAGGCAATTTGCGCACCCAGTTGCCCGATAGCGCCAAACACTTCAGTGTCAAATCCTCTGCGAGCATCTGGCGGCCCAATTACTTTAGCCAAAGCCTTAAAACCACCGCCCGTTGTTTTTAAAATATTTTCTGGACTAGCGTACCAAGGTATCGGTGTGCGCAAAAAACTCATGGCGCTATTGGGCAGCAACCGATCTAACACGTTTTCTAAACTTCTAACGCCTACGCCGTACAACTGCCCCGTACCAGAAAACAAGCCGGACCCAATTAACGGACCAACAACGCCTTCAGCCGTAGCCCTAGTCAAGTCAAATGGCTTGGTAATAATGGTTTCTAGCATCGACAATCGCTCGGTATCGTCGTATGCCAGCGCCGCAAAACTTGGGTCTGATAGCTGTTTTGCCAGCACTGGTGACAATCTAGCTGTCTCTTTCAGGTCAGCAACACGCTTGTCACGAACCATTGTGGCAATATTTCGCTGCACCAGCTCTACAGGCATATTGTTTTCAGTGGCCAGCTTTTGAATTTGCGCCATTTGGTCGGGGTTTTTATCCACCGACACCATAAGCGACTGGCGTAGCACTTCATCTTCTTGGTCTATTTTTTGGCGAATAACTTGCTGGTACTTTTGTTCTTGCAGCTCTAGCTGCGCCGCAGGCATTGCAGCAGACTCTTGCTCTTGCTTCTGCGCAATTACTTTGGCGTATCGGTTTTCATCGCTTTCTAAAAGACCATTCATCGTGGAATCTGCTCAAATCGTGGGTCAGGTTGTTGTTGCGCTGCAAGCCAAACCTCGGCAATTGCAGCCTCTGTCACTGGTCTCGCTGCTGTCCTCAATTGACGAACAATCATTGCACGGTCAGACGCTGGGATACTCTTTAAATACACCTGCTTTGAACCTACAACAACATAAGTGTCCCCCAGATCATCTTCGGACACTAACGACATCATAACCTCTGGATCTCTTCCAAACTCATCAACATAGACTTTATTGCTTAAGACCTCGCCCATAACCTCTTCTTGTTCTGCCCTGCTAAGTGGCCGCTTAAGTTGCGCTTGGCGCACATCAATTGCCGTCTCAACAGCGTAACGAAACTGCCCAATACGCTCTTTTTCTTTTGGTTTAACTTTGGTGTCAAATATTTTAAGCCCAGCCTTGGACGCAAATATTTTGA